AGCCTTCGCATAATTGGTTCCGAGAGAACTTAGTATGTTTTTTTCATCCGTCGTCATGAATTTTCTTGTCGTACTTTCTTCAATATCTGCTGCAAGATGAGTATGCGAACTTGCTGCATAATTACCTTTCGCTTGATAAACCGAATCGTGGTTATGATTCCCTTCGGCTTTACCACTCCATGTGTTCTTTTCGGTATCAGTAACAAAACGATGAGTAGCATCCAAAGTTATTTCACTAGCTGTATGACCGTGTGATGAAGGAGCATAACTGCCTTTAGGCTGATAAGCCGAGTCATGATTGTGGTTACCGGCTGCTTTACTATTCCAAGTGGATTTTTCCGAATCTGTCACAAACCGATGTGTTGAATCAGGAGTTATATCACTGGCTGTATGGCTATGTGATGAAGGAGCATAGTTACCAACAGGTTGATATACTCCGGAATGATTGTGATTCCCTGCAGCCTTGCTATTCCATGTGCTTTTTTCAGAGTCAGAAACAAATCTATGTGTTGAATCAGGAGTAATATCAGAAGCATCATGAGTATGTGATGCTTCGGCATAATCACCGAGCGGCTGATAATCTGCATCATGGTTATGATTAGTAGGAGAAGCCCCGACTTCGCTTGCCGTATAGGTAGGTTTATTGGCAGCCTTTGCCCATGCGGGCACGTCACTTGCCGGCATTGAAGTTGGGAAATCGCTAATATCCGCTTTCTTATGTGAGTGAGCTAACGGAGTTCTTGCATTACTTAAGCGGGCATCGTTACCCTCGCACACGGTTCCGGCAGCCGTACCAAAATCTTTATTAAAAGCCGTTTTTTTAGTAAATGCAGGTTCATAAGTACCCGCATGATTGTGGTTTGATGGTGATGCCCCGACTTCGCTTGCAGTGTAACTCGGTTTATTGGTAGCCTTAGCCCAGGCGGGTACATCGCTGGCGGGCATTGAAGTAGGAAAATCACTGATCTCAGACTTCTTATGAGTATGTGCTTTCGGTGTACGAGCATCACTTAAACGAGCGTCATTACCTTCGCATACAGTCCCGGCAGCACTACCAAAGTTCTTATTAAAGGCTGTGTTCTTAGTGAATGCGGGTTCATAAGTTCCAGTATGGTTATGATTAGTAGGAGAGGCCCCGACTTCGCTTGCCGTATAGGTAGGTTTATTGGCAGCCTTTGCCCATGCGGGCACGTCACTTGCCGGCATTGAAGTTGGGAAATCGCTAATATCTGCTTTCTTATGTGAGTGAGCTAACGGAGTTCTTGCATTACTTAAGCGGGCATCGTTACCCTCGCACACGGTTCCGGCAGCCGTACCGAAATTTTTATTGAAGGCAGTTAGTTTAGTAATAATCTTCTCATATACTGCATCGTGATTATGCGCATTCAGAGCAGCTTTCAAAGCCTTCCCTTGTTCGGCAGAAAGAACCTTTCCAGTTCCACCACTTGTCAGGTTATTGACAATATCGGAAACGTTGAGCTTCTTCCCTAACTCTGTTGCCATGGTAGCAGCAAAGTTCGGATCATTATTAAGTGCGTTCGCTAACTCAATCAATGTATCAAGAGCGTCCGGAGCTCCAGCGACTAACTTATCAATCGCTGCCTGCACTTTAGCGTCAACACCCGAAACAGCATTGTTAGCAGCCAGTGCAGCAGCATTTGCATCATCAGTAGCTTTCTTTGCTAAACCTGTCTGTGTTACAGATGCACTTTTAGCAGCATTTGCATCATCAGTAGCTTTCTTTGCTAAACCTGTCTGTGTTACAGATGCACTTTTAGCTGCATTTGCATCGTCAGTGGCCTTCTTTGCAAGAGCAGTTTGGGCTTCTGAAGCTGTTTTAGCAGCATTGGCACCTGCCGCTGCAGTAGTAGCAGCTTCTTTTGCAGCATTGACACTACCAGCCGCAGTATTAGCCGCGTCTGTAGCTTTCTTCGCTAGAGCTGTCTGTTCAACAGACGCACTTTTAGCTGCATTTGCATCATCTGTTAATTGCTTGACAAGAGTAATCTGCCCGGTAGCTTCTTCTGTGGCAGATGTCATTTCCTGCACGATGCCGGCATACTCAGCTTTGCGTTTAGACTCAGCTTCAACACGGGCAGTCTCGGCATTTACACGCTTCGTTTCATTTGATCCGCGAGTGCCTTCCGCTGTTACTCGCTTACCTTCTGCGGTTACACGATTACTTTCAGCAGAGGAACGTCCAGTTTCGGCGCTCTTACGTGCATTCTCATTAGTGATGCGCACTGATTCAGCAGCTTCACGGGCTTGTTCTTCTCTTGAACGTTCCGTTTCAGCTGTCTGCCTTGATTGCTCGGAAGCGTTACGACGAGACTCAGCAGTTTCACGAGTTGATTCATTCCCTTCAACGGTAGCCTCTAATTGCCGCATATCGGTAGTAGCGGTTTTGGCATCGCTCGTAGCTTTGAGCATATTATCTAAGGCTGTCTGAATCTTCTCTAGCCCGAATTTAAGGCTGGTCTTAACACCGCTAACAATTCGGTAACCGATGGTGTAGAAGCCTTTCATGTCGCTGGCTTCGTTCAACTCTGATATTCTTTTCTTTTTTAATGGCATGGCTTCTTCAATTTAAGTCAATATAAAATTCTCCGTCCTCTGTTATAATAAACTCACCCGCTTCGGATGCAAGCAGGAAGTCTGTTTCTCCAATCCGGAAGCTAGTAAATACGAGCTTCAAGGTAAATTCCCACCATACACCGTTATTCAGAGTAAAACTGTTTGTCTGACAGCTCTTATAATAGCAGGGATAGCTTTCACTCCACTCATCACAATAAAATATACGTTCCGCATCGGAATACTCATATCCTTCATCATCTGTCTTTAAATATAGCTTTGTCAAGTCATGAAGTAGAGCATCACGATTGCGCCAGAATGTTTCGATCGTCTTAGCTCGCATTGCGCATTTTATAGCTACATCTTTAGTTTGAAACTTTACGGCATTCCCGTCGTAGATGGCTCCGTCCTGGTACTTGAAATTTTGCAGCAGATTCTTCTTTACCGCAGGAGTTTTCAGTATCTCTGCTGTACTGCCTTTCAATACTACTACACCATAGTCGGTTAGATCTTTACCGTCAAGCTCATAGCCCTTTGGAAATGGGAGGTCACTATCGTTAATAGGTTCTTGATACTCATCGTTGGCTTCACGGGGAAAGTCATTTGTAAGAGTGAACTTAGAAATTTCAAGACCCGCATTGATAACATAACTGTTTTGAGAAGACAAACGTAGAGTATATGTTCTGTCAATAAGTGGAAAACGAAATTCATGATAACTCAGGTCCGAGAGCTTATCAATTAGTCCGCCAATACCCATACTGCCCATATACGCAAATTCAATGCTTATATCACTTGTATTTAGGGCAATATTAGAAAGGTCAAATTCTTGTCCATCCTCTTCCGGCCAGTCGTTTTTTTCCGGTTCTTTGATAGCAGGGAAGGCTACAAGATTATTGTAGCTTCCCTTTGTAACGCATATCCCTAAACTGGTATATGCATCTATTCCGTCTAAGTAAAATTGTCCTATCATCGCTTCAATGTTATGCCTTTAGTGTTCAATGTGTCAATCCCCATTCTGATAGATTCTATAGCCTTTTCAATAGCTTCAAGGCGTGCCGTATGACTACTTATGTCTGACAGGTAAGTAATGACAAGATCGCTATGTTTCATCATTTCACCTATATTCTTGTCCATGCTGGATAGGTATACAAGCTTCTCAATGATCTTATCTGTACTCAATTGTATTTGCTTGACTCCTTCGTTTATTGAATATGTGTGAGAAGTCATAACAGCAAATGCACCATCCAGTTTATCTGCAGAGTCCTGCGACATGGAGGCAAAACCTTTCTTTGATGCTTCACGCTCATCGTCATCTTTGTTCCAGCCATACATTTCAGCCAACGCATCTCGTTTGGCTTTCATGTCATCAGAAATCTGCTGACCTTCCGCTTTTAAAGCATTATATTCTTCTTCGGTTACTCCATCATCCATAGCTTTGTAAAACTTCTCTCTCCAAGCTGTTAGTCGGCTCATATAATCCTCTTTGAGCATTGAGTTTAGAATAGCATTTCTCATGTATTCTTCAAAGTTATCCGCGAAATCAGCACTATCGGCATCCATATCTGTAAGCAGATCCTGAAAGTCTGAACGAAGTCCGTCTATATCAATGAGAGTAGCATCGGTGATCTTCTGCTCGACAACCTCTGCAACCTGGGTAACACCATCCACTATCTGATCCGCGAATTTTTGAGTGTCAGAGTCAAGTTGTGACCAGAAGATCCCAGCATTTTCTTGAAGTTTTGCAAGTTGTTCATCTGTCAAATCAAACAGACCGGCCATGCGTCCGCCCATTTTGTCTTTAAATTCATCGACGCTCATACCTAGCGTATCTGCCGCTTGCTTCCACCCCTCCATGGACATATCTTCCACTTCAGTATATCCCTTTGAATGTGACTTGCCGGATGCACCAGAGTTCAAGTATTGTTTACCTAAAACACGTGCATTCTCATTCTGTAGTCTTATCAGTTCAATAGCTTTATTATAAGCAGCATTCGCATTGTCTCCGGTAAGAGTTTCAGCTAATTTCAGTTGTTTCTCTATCACTCTATCAAGAATGTTGATATAGGATTCATAAGCTTCTTTAGCTTTCTCATACTTCTCTGTTGTATCGTCTTTGCCGAATAGGTCGAAGATCTTCATTGCTATCTGCATAGCTGCACCAATGATAGCGAGAATGACAGATGCTTTTTCAACCGCTTTGATTGCAGTTGATGCTGTTGTGGATGCCGTTTCTACGCCATTCATCGCCGTCATGGCGAATGTACCAATATTGCCAATGATACTAATGATTTCGCCAGCTTGTCCGCCAATAGCCGATCCTAGATCTTTTAATGAGTCGCCGAGTTCTCCGATAACACTTGCTACCTTTCTTTCAGCTGCTTGTACCTTTGCACTGGCTTTCGTCGTTTTGTCTTTTGCTTCATTGTAGTTATCCGTTTTCTCCTTCACCTTATCCAACGCCTGCGCCTCGGTTAGATATGCTTTAGTTGAATCGATCTTTCCGGTCTTGGGATTATACTTAGAAGACTTGACACCGTTCTCAATCATAGCACCGGCTTTCACTGCTTCCGCCTGGGTCCGGGCATTCTCTAACTCAATTTGCGCTTTAGCTAGTTCTTCCTCCGCTTCTGCCAGTTCCTTCTTCTTGTCAGATAATGATTGAAACGGATTACGTGAATCCAGTTCATCCATGATTGATTGAATAGTGCTGGTATATTCACGAAGTTGGTCCGGAGATAATACCTTAGCTGCTGTCCCTTTTGCATTCTCTAGTTGAGAAAGAAGAGAATTAAGAGTTTCAGAAGATGTTTCTTTCAAATTCTCAAAGGCACGAACGTATTCCGGAGATTCTTTCAGCTTATTATAGTCCATATTCATAAGTTCCATACCCTTATCTTTCGTAGCTTGGGTGATGGAACGATCAATCTGTTCTACCTGTTCTGTATTTCCGTCCTTTTCTGCCTGTTTGCGCTGTTCTTGAAGAGTAGCAATATCTTCGTTGAACTTTCGTTCAATCGCAAGCCGTTGATCTGTATAGTCCTGATACTGATTCAACAAATCAGATAGATCATCTCCACGATTGTACTTTGTATCAGCAGTCGCAGCGGCTTCCTTTGCAACGTTGTCGAACATGGCAAACAGTTTCTTCGTTGACTCAGAATTGATGAAAGCGCTTGTATTAAAAGTCTTCTTCTTGTTTTCCGGATTAGCTTCAAAAGCAGAGCGAGCATCTTCAATCACTTTTAGTTTCTTGTCTTCTGCTTCACGCTCGATAGCCTGCAATTCTAGTTTGTGATTAAGCTCCCTTTGTCTGAGGACTTTTTCACTACTCTCTTTGAGTTTGTTTATTTCAAGTTGTTCGAGTTCATTTGCTGAATCTTCTTTTATTCGTTCCTGTTCAAACTTTTGTTTCTCTAACAGGAGTTTATATTTTTCTTGTTCTTCACGTAATTTTTGTGCCTTATCATCCTGTTTGGAAAATGAATCATAAACTTTTAATTCTTTCTCTGCTTCTTTTAGTTTTTTGATATTTTCTTTGTAAGCAGTAATGACAGTAGCATCAATCCCTTTGAAATTTCCAGCATCCATCAATTTTTTTTGTGCCGAAGCGATTGAATCTAGTGCTTTTGTAGCATCGTCTTTCTGCTTCGTCCAAAAAGCCTTATTCTGAATTTTGGCTTTCTCTTCTTCTTTCTTTTGTTCTTCTTTTGCTTTTCTTTGAATTTCATTTATTTTGTCTACTTCTTCTTTGGCAAGACGGGCAGACTCTGCTGCTTCATTCTTTTTTTTAGCTAATCGACCAATTCTAATACTTAATCCAGAATCTTCGATACCATTCTTTTGGTTTTCTTCAGCTTCATTTATTGCTTTTTGCCATTCAGTTGTAGCTGCATCAAGTTCCTCTTGTTTCATTACAGCTCTAACTTTTACTCCCATGATATATTGCTCATTTTTATCCTTGTTGAATAATTTTAGGATATCGTTGAGTTCCATTGTTTTGAGCTTTTCTAAATCAATGTTTTTCAAAACATTGGGCATTATAGCTTGAAGTTGTTTATATGCATCTAATTTATCAAATTGGCTAGCTGCTTCATCTTTAATAACATTGACAAGGCTTTCTGCTTTATTTTTCAAGTCATCAAAATGTTTCTTTTGTGCTTCCATAGCAGCATTATGTTTTCTCATAGCCTTCTCTGAGACGTTTTCCGCAGTTGCGCATCTGTAAATGGCATATCCAAGTCCTGCGAATGCAGCAGCTGCTAATACATAAGGATTAGTTAGCATAGCTGCAACATTTTTCAACTGTGCAATGGTTTGAGCTTTTATTGCTCCTGTTAATAAAATACGGGCAGATGTACTTTTAGCAATCATGGTAGCCTCAATGGCATACATACCTTTGGTTAATACAAGGTTGGCCGCCTCAATAGCACGCTGTCGATTTACAATTGCTGTTACCGTTGCATATACTTGTTTGGCAGTACTTACAGCAAGAATACTTCCTTTGTATCCTGCAAGGGCAGTCGTAACGACGACTATTAAGGCACCTATATCTTTCAATGCCTCTTGAACACTGCCATCTTTAAAGGCTTCGTTCATAGATTGTGCTGCGGCAGATATTTCTTTTAAGATTTCCTGTCCTAACGGGCGAAGGGTGGCCGTTATGTTATTCCCCAGTAGCTTCATTTGATTATCAGCAGAAGAAGCCATTTCTTTAAAAGCTGCTTCTGCTGCGCCTGTGGCATTTTGCATTTCTTCCAAATGTCCGGCAGCCTCTTTGACGTTAATTCCTGTCAATCCAAGAACTGCATTGACCGCCTCGATTTCTGGAACTAATCTACGAAGTTCTGCTTCCGAGCCTCCTGCCTGTCTAGCAACTTCTGCTAGCGCCTCTTGATAGGTCCTGTTATCAAATGCGCCATCACCAAGCACCTTGGATACTGCAATAATGGAAGCACGTATTTGAGTCATTGCTTGCGCTGTAGGCGTACCTTGTTTGGTTAGGGTAGCAACAGCGGCTAAGACCTGATCTACTTCCACACCATAGGCGGCAGCAACAGGCGCAACTTGCGCAATACTTTTGCCTAACTCTCCAAATGAGGTCTTACCCAGCCGGACGGTAGTAAATAGTTGATCTGATATTTTCTCAGCTTCTGAAACATCAAGCTTATAGGCATTCAATAGGGTAGTGATACCGTCTGCTGCCGTAGCCGTATCGGTAACTCCACCGATAGCAGCTTTAGCCGATACTTCCAGAACCTTCATACCATCCGCACCATCATGGCCGGCAGATACAATCTGATACAATGCTTTAGCCGCATCATTCGCAAGTACTGGAACCTCGCGGGTCAGTTCTACGACTTGATTCATATAATCGGTTAGACTGCCCTTTATTCCGCTTGAAAGGGTAGCAACTTCTTTCATACTTTGCTGGAACTGCTTTTCAAAGTCGTATGCACCTTTGGCGGCCTGGGCAAATGCAATGCCCGCACTAATACCAATCCCTCCGAAAACATCAAAAGAAGTGATCTCACCGGCCATCGCCTTGATGATCCCCATTGCCTCCTGACGTCCTGAATATAACCCCGAGTTATCTATTCCTGTAGCGAAATACAACGCTCCGTCTTTATTTTGAATACCCATAGCATTTATTCTTAAAATATAAAGAGAAGCTAAAATTTGGCTATTTCGAGAAGAATAAGCATCTTTGCAATGTTCTTCGACCAAGGAACAATTTTTATATTAACATGTTGGGGAGTTGATAAGCCTGCAAATCAAAAGATAGGCTATCAATTCCCTTTGCTACATAGTCCCAACATGTTGTGTAAAGATTATGTTCCTTGGTCGGAATAAAAGGGGAAAGATAGCCTTTTCTTATAATATATAAACCAAACATTCATTAGCACCATGACCAAGGAAAATGAAAGAAAAAACGGAGTGAATAGCGTTCTCCGAAAGAAAGAATTACAGGAAGCTTTTCAAAGAGGCCTAAGCCTCGGACTCAAAAAAGGAAGAATTGAAGGGATGATCACTTACCAATCCCGTATTATCCAAAATTTGGAAAGGGATAATGTCGAAATAACAAAGATGATGGATAGCGTAGATGCTGAGATAAAAAGGGGATATTAAAAAATCCCCTATATCTTCACAGATACAAGGGACCACAATACTCTAAACCAATTTAATAAAAAAAACAGTTAACCTAATATATAAACACAACAGCAAATTACCTTAACCCTTGACCTTACCGGCTATATCGTTATACTTCTTTATCCTGATCGTCTTACTAGGATCATCAAAAGAGGGTAGTTCTACCCATTCATAATCTCTACCTTCAACTTTACCGTCTTCATCAGTAATCTTATTACGCTCTCTCATTACAAATGAGTACTCCTGCAGTAATGTCTCTATCAATCCATAGCTACTATCCAACGTCTGATTAAACGTTAATCCTAGAGCTTCTTTTACAATCACTAGGAATCTGCTTTGGTTGCATCCTTCCAACTTTGCAAATTCTTCTGAGCGGCTATTATCTCCGTCTCTCGTAGCGGGCTCACGTTCCGAAGCATCGTGATAGAGGTGCAAAAAGGGTGATACCCTATGCGATATATAATTGCATTAAACAGGATCCGTATATCCTCCCATGTCGTATTGTCTGCGAGAGCGTTCTTGAACCATTCCGGAGGATCACTAGGCTTATTGTGAATCCCGAGGCAGACGATGTCAAAAAGCAATCCTCCGTATTTATTCATCAGTTCCGGAAAGTCTGCATTGAGTTCTCCGTCCTTCACAATCATCTTATCAAGATCTTCTTTCTCGACTTCAAGAAGGAAAGGGCGTATCCGAAACCATGTCCGAACGGTGACAGGCTTTATAACTATGCAATTGCCGGGGTCCTTTCCTTTAGGAATAGAATCCCGGTTAGTAAATTCGAATGGAATTTTGACAGCCTGATCCGTAACGGATTCAGACTCTTGCTGAAATAAATTCTTTATACTCATAATTTCATCAAGGAGCCTAGCCCGTTGTACTTCCGGGTAATACTTCCGGTTATTTGCAACTAACCTTCAATACTTTCAGCTCCATTCTTCAATAGTTTGTTCCTGTAGGCGGAATCGAACCGCCGGTCTCTACATAATCAATGTAGCGCTCTAACCAACTGAGCTATACAGAACCGTTATTTATTTTTTCGCACCACTTGGAGCAGCTTCTCCGCCTTCGACATTCGCAGCATTCGCTGGGGCTTCTCCGCCTCCGGCAATAGTAACTACTTCGCGCATGAAAGCAGTCTGTCTCTTACCGTCTGCAGTAACAGCAGCTTGCATATATACACGAACAAGCAACAACTCTGCTTGCTCTGATCCGGGAGCCTGTGAAATCTTTGAGGCGATCTTGCCATTTACGATGGTATAAACGACCTTCTTACCGTCTTTAGGTAATGTTTCACACTGGAACGTTTTAGAGATAGAAGGAGTACTAAGAGGCTTTTTCCAGATATTTTTTCCTCCTGTTGTATCCACTTCACCGCCTGCTAGTTCTTTAAGAACCTCATTTGATGGAGTAGGGATGGAGAACTCGACATAATCTGTCGTATCTTTCACCAGTTCAACATAAAAAGGTTCTTCACTACCTTCTACTTCAATCTTCACTTCCTTTGGATCTGCAAAGTTAAATGCAACGCTTCCTTTGGTCGGAAGGGGATAATCTTTGAGATCTGCACCGGGAACGCCGTCACCGACTGTTCCAAATTTAATTCCACCTACGCCCATAGCGATAGGTCTAGCTTCTCCTGCCATAATTATTGATCTATTAAAATTTCTAATCTGATATTTGTACAAGCAAAGCCTTCTTTCAGGTCCGGCATTGGAACGCTCCAGAGGACTGTTACTTCTTTACATACACCGTCATTACTATTGATTAAATCAAGCGATTTCCTTACCTTACGCTTTAATTCTTTCATTCGTTGACGTTTTAACATACCATTTTCATCACTCCAAGGAACAAAGATGTTGATATTAACAGGCACTTTATTGATGAAGTCGAGCTCATTCAATTGCAGATGATTGATAACGATGTGTTCATTAGTAAAGCCGGCTTCCGACTTATCCTTGTAAATCATAACATCGGTGCCCGCAGCGGCCACAGCATCATAAACTATATCTACAGCGTCGAATTCATCCATAATCAAATCTTGCTAAAAATTGACTTCAATGTATCTCTTAGATACTTCTCACATTGCGTATTAGCTCCTGAAACAACCTCATACCCTTTAGCTTCCACGGCTGCCGCATACTCCATTCCTGCAACACCAACCAACACATAACCGCCAGTATATGATAGTGAGACTTCTTCTGCAAGCCTGCGACCTTTGTACTTACCGGTTGTCTTATCAGTCCCTTTGTCACCCTCCTTAAAGTTTTCTGTAACCACTTCGCCGTCTTTGGCTATTATATATCCAATAGAGCTTCGAAGATTGCCAGTTTGGTCTTTATATGAACCACTCCGGCGGGCTACTTCGATAAACTTTTCACCTCCTGCCTGCAGGAATACAAGCATCTTATCTTCTGCTTTACTTTGAAAGCGATCAAACCATTTTTCCAATTCATCATAAGTGAATAGGGGAGTCATACCGTTTCTCATACGTTGATAATTGAATGTGATTGATAAAGTTCCCAACAGATAACAGGTACATCAATACCCTTTGATTCGACTTTCAAACGCAAAAACTTACTACCGGCCGGTGGCTGCATTTTGGTATAGAAATAGCCATGCACTTGTGCTTCATCACCAGCCGAATTACGTTTGAGAACGATTCTTCCATCGCTTACCGGGTCGTAGCGTCCGGGGACAGATATTTCAACTGGTTCCCCAGGAATCCATTCACCATCAACTAAGCGCCCGTTAGCCTCAATAGTAACTATCGCTGTATGTGGATATCGTTTCACCATCTGTTACCTGCTCTTCCTTTGATAATGATTCGCTTGCCAATTCTACCAGCTTTCTCCGGCTCCCCGTTTTCTATATACAGCTGTTTTGCAGTCTGAATATAGAAAGAACGGGGATGAGTGATAGAAAGCTTATTTTCACTGAAATCCGGTGAGTTTACCATCATGGCATACATATCAGCGACACAAAGACCAACCTGCTTCATGCTTTCAGTAGTACATTCTGCTTCGGGGTTGATACCCCGCTTAATGAAGACTACCTTATCCAAGAAGCCTTCCATATCCTCAATAGATGGATATTCTAGTATTGTTTCTCTGATTGTTGCCATAACTATTTACTCTTCGTCTTCTGCTTCTAAGTTTTCTTTCTCAACTTCCTGACCCAAGAATTTAGCAGGGATATTGTCTGTTCCTTCTGTAGCTTCATCGGCAGCCCATGCTTTACCGTCTGCTTTCAGAATGTACATCGCTTCCGGATCATTAACTACCGGCCATGCGTTTGCCTCTCCTTTGGTCCATTCTTTGAATGGCTCTTCGGTTGACCACTTGGTGATAAGAGTAAAGTCCTTTTTCACCATTAGCGCTTTCTTTCTTAGACTCTCAGAGTCTTCTGCTGCAATTGGTCCGTGTTGGATGTCACCTACACGCAAATCCTCTAAGAAACAGATACGTTTGCGAACCCACGGACAGATAGTAGTACGACTATGGTTCTTATCTTCGATACGTAGCGCCGGATTGATTGTGATAATCTGGCATGGGTTTTCTTGCTCTGCAAGATATTCATTAATCACTTTCTTTGTGATAACGACCTTGGACGTTTGATTGATCCAGCCTTTAATCTTATCAATAGTTGCTTTCTGCTTTTTCAGCAAAGAGAACTCGGTAGTAAGCATAATAATATAGCGAAGAGACACACCTTCCCTAGCTGCATCGGCCAGTACATTTTCAATATCTTGGAGGCCGTCAGCAGTAGTAGCGGTAGCCCAATCTACGGAAGATACCTTTTTGTTGGCAGCAGGCATACCCACACCGACAAATTCTGTAGTCACAATGCCGTTGTTGTTTGAAGAAGACAAATTGATTCCGCCACGTGACATCATCTGCATACAAGCCCATTCCACACGTCCACGCACACCATTATGAACGAAATCTGTATCCTTAAACCCTAAGTTAAGCAGTTCTAATTGAGCGGCATCTCCCTGGGCATCGCGCTGTAACTGCTTGTATTCTTGATATTCACTTTCAGTCATCGAGCGCTTAATAGCGGTCTTAGGAATATCACCAGACATTTTACCGATCACTTCACGCGTTTTCTCCGGTGCAGATGCATCGAAAGAAATAACGTCAGCGATAACCGGAGCGCCTTTTTCACCAACCAATGTTTCCCATTTCAATGAAGTAACTCTCTTCACACCAAAGAAATTCGGGTAATACATCGGCTTCACATGACGGGAGTTGAGACGTGCCGCCATGTTTTTCTTGTTAATTTGCTTGATTAAGCTTCTTTCCATAATGATTTATGAATTAATAGATTATACAAAACGAATGAGAGGCATAAGCTTCTTCAAATCAGCATCAAGAGGGAATGGCATATTTCGTTCCTCAATAGTACCTCTTACCATCAATCCGCAAGATTGATTAGCAACAGTCAGATCAACTTTAGCCATCGTAATCACCACCTCAGATGTTTCTACTGTAGCCTCGGCAGAACCGGCATCAGCTTTTGCTTTTACAGCGACCAATACCATATCTTTGGCCATCGCACCAATGGCAGCCGCCAGCGTAATAGAGTCATAAGCAGCATTACTCTTGTCGATAGCGGTAATTTTATCGGATGCTCCATCAAATTTTCCACCGGCAGTCACGAAATCACCAATTGCGAACAGATGATTTTTAGCTACTTTGATGACTTTTCCTGCTGCTTCTACAGCCTCCAGCACTTTTGCTGTCTTGATGATATGCCAACCACCGTTTTCATCGCGTCCTGCGATGCAGTAAGGTGGCAACTCATCTAATGGCTGTCCGTCAAACAGGGCCTTTCTCAAATCAGCACGGGCAATAGTGCCACCGCCGACAACATCCTCCAACATCTTAATGATGGCGGGATGGTACTGAAATTCTTTTTCTTTTTTTAAATACATGATACAATAAAATTTAGTTATTACTCAATACCAAGACTAGCGACACCACTGGATTCACCAGCTCCTTCTTCTTTATTCATGATATCCAGCCACTCTTTTTCACTACGGTCTTTTACCTGTGATTGTGGGGTGTAGTTACCATTTTCGATTTCATCTGTCACAGCGGACTGGCGAATTTCAGCATACTCTTCTGCCAATTCCTTAATCTGATCTTCGACAGATATTTCAGAATTTACGTCGATACGCTTGAACCACTTTTCTGGTAATTTTGCGTTATCAAAGAGAACCTTAGCTGAAGCCTGTTTGCTGGATGTTGTAATATTCCCAGTTAAGGTGGTAACGCTATTGGCTAACTCTGATATTTGTTTTTGTTGAGCCTTGAATAGTTTCATCAAAGAGGCGGGAACACCTTCGAGATCTTCTTCATTTTCTTCATTCTCTTCTGATTCTGTCGTTTTCTTGGTCTTTTTAACTGGTTTGATTGGCTTACCGTCCTTCAGACCATTATTCTTCTCATATTCAGCGATAGCGTCCTTTTTCGCTTTTTCTACTGAGGATGTATCTTCAAGATCAGGAAGAATATTGTCTTTGAATAAGGCAACATAAGTAGCAATATCTTCTTCTTTTTCGATTTTGAAAAGTTTCTGAACCTTAGAGGCGTACTTTTCGTTTACACCTGCGGCTTTCAAGCCCTTCTTAATAGCATCAATGATTGTCATAACGATTTTCTATTAAAATATAAGGGGAGTAACTTTTTCCTTCCCTTATATTTTATTCCAGAATCAATGAGTATATTTGCAATATGGATAAGAAGAAAGAATATAAGGAGAAAGCTAAGATCCTCGCTCTACAGAATGGATTCGATCAGGTTTCCTATTATGGAGAGTGGAAAGGCTACTTGGTATATACAGCATCCCGGAAAGAAGACAAGGAATGCTGCATTGGATATCCTCAATTTATTCTTGTGAAAGATGATGCTGCACATCTTGCACCATATACACAATCGCCGGATATAATGGGAATGGCTCCTATGCCCAAAGACTATACAAGTTCATTCTTATAACTTTCTCACTATTCTATCGATAATATCTGTGTTTACCAATAGATTGTCTACACGCAATACATTTACTCCATACTTAAGACTTATATCTTTGGATATAACTTTCCAATCGCCCAAACGACCGATTTGTGGATCATAAATACGGATTGAACCGTTTTCTAACCTATCAACAGTAATAATATGTCCACCTTTTCCGTTTTTCCACATAAAGTCAATGTGATACCTGCCGGCTTCTTTGGTTAACTCGTTCAATTCTTTATTCAATTGAGTGAGAGTCTTGCTTTTAATATCAAGTCCAGATACATATTGTCCACCTGCCTGTTTCTTCTCAGGTGTCTGCATCGTTTCCGGATCAATCCAGGCCCAGTTAGTTTTTCCAGAGAGTTCATAAGGAATGTTCCCTTCTTTTTTAAGGTTAGGTAGTGCTGTTACATCATATCCACGTCTTCTCAATTCATTAGCAACTACGCATGACTGACAGTTTACACTGAATTCTCTTCCTTCTCCATAACCGATGTTTCCTCTCAGTTCATTTGCTTCTTCGAAGGTCATATCTTCACCTCTCTTTATGCCGATTTTTTGCTCAATCTTACTCTGATTGAAGTTTCTTACAAACCGGTCGTCCCATCTTTTTTGAATATCATTTTTCTCAGCATCGGTCTTGATGCGCTTTGTTCTTGATACTTTTATGACTTCGGGTGTAGTAGGCTGGGGAGTTCTCTCTCTTTGCAAATCTCCTTCTTTGCTAAAGTTATCCTTATACCAAAAAGCGGATTGCACCCCATTTTTATTCTCGTCAACAAAATCCTTTGCTGTTTTGGGAATATCTGTTATAACCTGTTCTTGCGGAACTGTATCGTTTAGCAGGAAATCAGCAAAGTTGTCCGGTTCCATCGTGATCGGAGTAGCAAAACAGATACAGAAAGGATGAAAACCTATAAACTTGAACGTTTTCGGATATTTACCTACCATTGCATCACATATCTTGCATGGTCCGCGATTATTTGCAGAGCGGTGTATCTCGATGCCTAATATAAAATCCTGTTTACTCCAACGTTCATAGTCAGCGGTACGATAAGACATATTGGTAGATGTAGCTGTAAGACGTAATGCGTTCATCTTTGAACTACGATATATACCTTGTCCTGGGTGATAGTTCTTCATAGGTTGGGACATAACAAGTTTCCTTTCTTTATCCTTTACCCGGCGAAATCGTTTGTCCGGCTCATTTAGGATTTGCCTAAGATCTTGACTTATCCGTGAAGAACTTCTACCAACAGATAGACCTGTCTGTAAATAATACTCGAGTTGTGTTTTTGTCTGATCCGCAAGATTCCACACCATTGGAGACAGATTATTGCCGCGTGCATCAAACCCTTTCCTAAGTTGAGAGAGTGCGTCTTTGTTTGTAGCAAACATTCCTTGCTTCCTTACAGAATCAATAGCCATGCCTTTGACGTATTCTGATATAAAATCCTCATTCTTCATTTCAGAGCGCTTCCATGCGTCTATGTTGAAGGCTGTAAGATTCGTGAGAAGAAGAGACTGTAACTTATCCAACTCCCGATCCACACATTTTTCGACAACTTGATTACGTAACCATACATTATCGCTACTACGATTTGCCCATTGTTGGAGAAATGGGGTAATAGACAGAATAAATCGATTAAAGATATTGGCCACTTCGCTTTGCTGAGCCAATATCTTTTGTATATGCTGCTTGTCGTAGAATGTTAGTCCTTTCATTGATATATCGGTCCTAACGGATTGTTATTGACTGAAGCTGCTTGTTCTTCCTGTTTCATTTTCTCAATTTCCTCTTTTACATTCTGAGTATAAGGAGAACGTGCGGTAAGTGTTTCCTGGCTATTGATTGGTTTCCCACCTCCGGCTGTTGATAGATTCTGTAAGTCTTCTGCTAAATTCTTCGGGAGAATAGAGCCGAAAGACACCTCAAAATAATTATTCATTATAGCATTGGAATTTTTGATATGTGATATATTCGCCATGCCTGCTTGTACAATAGCCACACATCGTTGTACTACCGGTCCGAAGATTTCCATTTGTTCCGTAGCTTTAATTTTTGCATCAATGGTCATAAACTCACGGGAGACGCCTGATAGGTCACCTATGCCAATAAGATTGTCAAACGACAAATCAGGACATGATGCACCAGAGAATATTTCGTGGCGTTCATTACTAATCTCTTCCTTTTGTGAATCTATGGACTGTTGCCATGATAGGTATTCAGCATCACCATGATACGCAGTGCCGGTATCAGGGTCAACTTCCATAGAAAAGTTTAATTCTTTCCCTACTGTATCTTTAGAAGGAAGATTCGACAAACCGAAGGATTTTAGCATTGGGTCGCCGAAGTAGTCGTTAGTATCTGACATTCTAGAGATCCGCATTTCATAATGGTCCATGAGTAAAGCGACATCTTCCCAGTCCGGTTGATCTACCTCTGCATATACTACAGGGATTTTGCCGAATAGGTTCTTATCTGATTTGATTTCCCACTGGCCCCCCTTATTTATAGCTGTGATAACTTTGTCTGAGGTGTATATTTTGACACACTCGTAGGTAGAGCAATCAATCTTAGTTGTGAACTTATGAATGAAAGCATCCATATCATCATCATCGTCAAAATGTGGATAGAACTCATAAGTAACGTTATCATCCTTTGGCAAAGAGAGTATCTTGGCTTTCAGTTCCGGGATTTTTTTTCCATCCACAACTTTGTTTACAGGGTAAAATACAATAGCAGCTTTTGTTTCTGACAACACCTTACGGGCAAAGCTCATAAGTACTGACTTCATTTTGAGTTTGCGGACAAATATCTTTTTGAAATCCTCCAAGCTTGCATCATCTGTATTATCTGCTGTGATGGTCATATCTCCGCCAAATAAAAAAGCTGCTGCTGTGCGAACAATCTTCTTTGGGATATTGGTCACTATTTTGGCAACAGGAACAGTTTTATCCTCTAATCGTTTAGGCTCCATTTTACCCGTTTGGGGGTTCAATTCTTCTTCTGTTTCAGAATAGACAGCTACTGTCTTAGGTTCACGGAAACCAACGGATGTAGTGCGACGGTTACGCTTTCCATTATACTCTTCTAAATATTCCCGTGGCTCACGATTTTCTATGGTGTCCACACAAAGATCACTAACAATCCTTCCAAAGTCGTCTTGAACTAAAATTTCACTAATTGATGGCATATATTTTTCTCTTAAAATATATTATTGGCTAACTTTTTGCTGTACTAGAATCATGATTAAGGCCTGCTTTCACTATCTTTGCAAAAAGATTATTTTTATGGAACATTGTTATAACTGTGGATGTGAATTAACTAAAGATAAGGAAACTAGAGAACATATTCCAATGAGAGCTTTATTCAAAGGTTATCCAAAAGATTATTTGACTGAACCGGTTACGGTTCCAGCCTGTAGTGCCTGTAATAATGAATACTCTAAAATAGAAGAGGATTTTAGAAATTTGATTGCAATATGGAGTATAAATGAGAAAGTTGATGTCTCTAGTAGTGTTTTGCAGAAAGCATTAAGAAGCCCTAAGTTGCATTCTAAGATAAAGAAAAGCCAAGATTTTAATATAACTTTTAATATTCAAGATTATATTGATGTACACATTAAAAATTTTAAAGGTTTATACTATCACCAATATGGAATATCATTACCTTCAACTTATGAGATTAATGTCCTTGAAGATTTATCTAATAAGAATAATGTTTCACAACGATTGTCACTTCTGTTAAAAGTTATGAGAGAACGAATCAAATCTGAGGATTTACTGTCTATTGGTCATAAAGACATATTTCAATATAAAATAGTTGACTTAGGATTTGCTATTATGTGCGATATGGTCTACTTTAAAAGGCTCAATACATGTGTATGTGCTATAAAAAAAGCCGGATCATCTCCGGCTATATAATAGGATATAATTTTTTTTGGTGGGTGTGGAACATATGCTCCTAACTTATAAGGTTCACTTCTTGTTATCAAAGTGTGTCTGTTTTAGTCCACTCCCATGTTCCACACTCCATTAAATAGTCGATATATATTTCCCATAATTCGCCCTCCATTTAATTTTATTAATTTATAAACAGATTTCATCCAATCAAACGCTGTTATTAACAACGCTACACATCCACACCAAGGAGGCAACACACCAAAACCACTTAATAACAAGAAGCTATTTAGCAATCTCTTTATACAATACAAAATTACAACTAATTTTTTAATAATCCAAATTATCCGCGCCCTACCTTACGAGTTGTCGATTTTAACTTTAATCCAAGTGATTCAGCGAACTCTGCAAGGATTGTCATTCCGTCCGGTGCATCATCATGAGCGTTATCACCTTCACGCTTGTAACTGGTAAGCGCTTTCATGAAACGGCCGTAGTCTGATCCTTTAGAGTATTCTGATTCATCAAGAAAAGCGCAATGTTTCTTTATCCAGCCAGCTTTCATGATGATACGTGTTGGCTTATGTTGTGTTGTAGGACGAGCCTGTATTGTACAAGTCTTCTTTTCTTCTGTTACCAGTTTGCGAACATGAATAGCGAATATACGTCCACCATTATTTGATTCAATACGCATTTGGTCGCATTCGGTATCAATAACCATTTGTGCCAGGCGTGGCTCTGTTACTTCTACAGGATCCTTTGTGAAAAGAACATCTGTGATGAAGTATTTCAGGCCGAACACCTTTGCAAATGGCGCGCAGAAATCATCATCACCCTTATCGGCTGTATCACAAGCGCCAAGTACACCATCAGGTTTCTTTCCTGCAATATCAACACTCTTAAATCGCATGAGAGCGGATTTTGGGAATAGCAAACCTTTGGCTTCGAACGGATCCTGCATATACTCGGCCATCCAGATACTTTCATCCGTTTCAGAACGTAGTTCCCGATAATACTCTGTTGTATGTACGTCAGCGCAGAACGTTTCATCGTTTTCATCTAGTGCAGCGATACGGATGATTTCATTATACTTGCCGGCTTCTTCTAAACGTCCAAGGACATCACTAGAGGACCAGCGAGTACCAATATCAATCATGCAGCAGCTTCCTTCAATACGGGAGTCGTGTGTACCTTGCTTCCAAGACCAAACCTTTTCATTGTTATTATCAGATAGAGCATCTTCCAAGCTCTTGTATAAGTCGTCCGTCATGGCGAGCATAGATGCACCGAAACCAATGACAGTACCACCAACACCACCACCGAAATAAGACACCTGTCGAGCGCCTTCTACATTCCAGCCTTTGACATTCTGTTTATCTCCTTTTAGGTGAATCTCAGTAAATATCTCACGATAACGTTTTGATTTGACAATATCGCGGGTATCATAAGAGAGCTTGTTGTATAACGTGTCAGAACAACAGTTACGCATTACAGATTCTTCGGGAAAGTGTCCATACATCCAAGCGATGAAAAGAGAAGATATATATGACTTTCCGGCACGTGGTGGCATGCTGACAGCAAGACGGTAGATTATACCCGCAGAATACGAGCTGTACACACGCATGAACGCTTCAACGACCTTTTTTAGGAACAGACGTTTAGAGAAAAACTTCGGATCATAGTACAAACAGAATGCCCAAAAGTCTTTCTTTGCTATTCGTTTGCGGAGTATGGTAGCAGCTTTCGCCTTACGAATCAATATTTCTCTTTTACTTTTCTTCTTTACCATCAATAATAGCCTGTAACTGTTCGTCACTCAATCCTTCTAGTTCATCACCAAGATTCACATTTGCATCAACTTCTTTCTTGTCACGCCATTTCTCCGGCTGCCGGTTCTTCAACCAAAAGATTGCCGCTGTTGTATCAGGAGGATAATGTTCTATGTATTCTTTCGAATCGGTAATCTTTCCCTCTGATGTTGCGAATTTGGTGGCTTTGCAGTCATAGCCAATCGCACGGTTATAAAGACGGGATGCCACATTGGCATCCGCAATATTCTTTCCTTTTTTTAGGGACTGAAGAAATTCCGGATAATCTTTCTTCCATTGATTAAGTGTGCGCTCGGTAACACTAAATAAATCAGCCATTTCCTTGTCTGTTGCCCCTAATAAGGCATAATTCTCGGCTAACTGATTATATTCTTCTTTATATGCGCTTTTGCGTCCCATATGATACTTTTTGCTTAAAATATAATGCCGAATACTCATTTCTATGAAAAAAAGAAAAGTGAGACTATGATTTAGTCCCACCTCGCTCTATAATATTATCACAATAATCTAACGTCTTTTGGCGTTATACAGATTACTTCTGAGTTTGCAAGTGAAAGTAATAAGAAACTACCCCTTACCGTTATATAATAGCATTTTTTAATAGATAATTTGTGACGGAGCCTATTGTGTCATATACTTTTATACCTATTTGATGATAATCATTGAAACGTATTTGTATATCTTTAATAATTTTATTTTCTAACGTATATTCGAAAGCCGTACTTACATCTTCACTATGATAACCATTTCTAAAAGTATGAACACAAATGATATTATCTTTACTCAAATTGAAAGACAAATTTTTATTTGTTTCTTCAGCCAAAGCCCAAAATGGTCCAACAAGACATGCCATACACTCTCTAAACTCTTCATCATTAGTCACAATGAACTTTGAAAAATCAATTTTGAAAGCTTTAAGTAAAGCTAAAAAATAAGTATAATCTGATTTTGAGTATAAACTTAATCCATTTAAGCCTTTTGTTAATGGAATTTTGTAATTCCTGATCTGAGATTCTGCGCTTTTTATACGTTCTTTTATCAATCGTAAGTTGTATTTTGGTCTGGATAGGTCGTCTGCATGCATAATAATTAGAGCGGCTAATCTATCACATAATACTGAATGTTTTTGTATTCTTTTATCAAATAAATTATTAATGATATAATCTTTTATATTTTCTCGCAAAGAATAGTCGAAGTGTTGGTTATTTGAGAATTTACTTATGTATCCAATGAAATCAGTCTTATCTCCATAAACATGCGAATATATATTTCTAATATTATCAATATCACAAACGGTGATTATTTTGTCTAAGCAAAACTTGTTATCTCCACATGTTTTTTCAAATTCCATTAATCCAGTAGTATATCTGTCAAAATGAGCAGAGAAGATATTTAAGATTCTAAAAGTATGTCCTGGGTCTATTCTATCAAGATCTTCTATGATTAATACAACTTGCTTACTTGGGTACTGCTCTTTATATTCACGGATTATATCACAAATCAATTGCGAAATAGTATCAAATTCATATATTGAGCCTTTTAATGAATCAAATTTAGTGATATATTCCTCGGATGTTTTATCAACTGAAGCGAATTCTTGTTTATATTTATCAAACTTGTCTTTTATGTTTTTTATTTTTTTGATAACACTACTTATACTTATATCCACTCCGTAAACGTTGATTTTGGGTATCAAGTCTATAACATCTAAAATTGCGTCTTCTGATTTATTCATAAAATAAGAATAAATTAACGATGCATTACTTAACTCTATTTCATTAATGTTGATATCTTTATTCGATAGTAGCCTAATCAATATATCTCTTTTTATTAGTTCAAAGATATCTTTATTGTCCATTACCTGATAATTTACAGGATATATTGGAATGAACAGATATTCATCTGAATATTCTTTTATAAAGCTACTAATGAAGTAGCTTTTCCCATCGCCGAATTTTGCTGATAATATACATCTTGAATTAGCATCAAGATATTGTTTAAAGTCCTTAAGATAAGGTTCTATTGGAATCATATTTTCTTCTGTAGCCATGTCTTTGTTATTTTTTTACCAAAAGTAATAATATTGCAAATTAGAACAATGAACTTCCATTAATTTTCTTTCTAATAAGTTCCTGCACTCCGTTATAAATTTCATATAGTTGTTTCAATGTCTCCGGACCTTCCCAGTCGGAAAAATTACCGTCTTGGAAGAAATGAAACTCAAAAACACGAGCTGCTACTGGACCTAAATCAAGGCTTTCAAATGTATCTCTTACTAAATGCAGTTTATTTAGTATTTCAGTATTTCTATCTTCTGATTCATCCGGGATATCTTCAATATCCAGTCTCGTGTAATCTACGTTATCATCCGCAGGCAGGGGCTTGTATCTACTCCTATACTGTGAAGTAGGAGAGGATGCATTCAGCTTTATCATCTTCAAAACAAAGAAATCAAGCTCTGTATAGCCATTTTTTCTTGTTTCAAGTAGTTTGTCCAGTAACCTGTTTTTCTTTTGAAGGAGCGAACAAATGACCTCATTCAAGACATCTGTTGCTTCATCAGGAATACCGGCAAGCCCACAATGATACAAGGAGTAATCAAGCCAGCGCTCGTAGCGCTTAGTTATGTAATTATTTACTGCTTCACTTGCCATAAATTTAATTTTTAAAATTAAGTATGACATAGCAAAGAGAATTCTTTAGTGTTTCAGTAACTTACAAATAACAAATGCCGGATTTTTCTTCAAAATCCGGCTCAACACCATTCTATTGCAAAGATAGAAAAAATCTTGAAAAGAAAATTAATTCAGCGATTATTTTAAAAAGGCAATGGACCTTCATCTTTAATTTGATTTTCTTTAGAGGATGGCGCTTTGGTTTTAGAAATTGAAGAAGAACCAAACATCGTGCCGATTGGTTCACCAGGCATGGGAATGCACATGTCTTCCTCTAGATTTGAAAAGCGGCAGAATTCGCCTTTGAATCGCAATAATATTTCACCTACTGCACCGTTACGATGCTTAGCAATGATTATTTCTGCCATACCTCGCATATCGTTTCCTCGATCATCTTGAAAATTTTTATAATATTCTGGTCGATGTAGAAAAAGAATCAAGTCAGAATCATCGCATAATGTACCACTATCACGTAAATCTATTAACTGTGGACGTTTAGCATCAATTCCCTCACGAGATTCAATTGCCCGATTTAATTGCGATGTAATAATAATAGGAATATTCAACTCTTTTGCTAAAGATTTTAATCTTCTTGTGAAGTAATTAATTTCCGAATATCTATTTTCAGTATATTTGACATCATTATATAACAATTGAACATAGTCAATAGCAATCAACTTAACACCCTTTTCTTCTACTAAATAATGTGCCTTATTGCACAAAACATCCATTTTCATAAGTGGTGAGTCATCCACATAAAGAGGAGCGTCCTGCAAATCTTTCAGTTTATAATCCAATTGTTGCCACTCATAACAGGCAAGCTGTCCGCTCTTGATTTTTTCACTCGGAATTTCGCAGACATTGGTGATAAGACGATTGACTAACTGCACATTATTCATTTCAAGAGAAAACAAAGCGACTGGAATCCTGAAGTTAACCGCCATATTTCTTAGCATAGATATAATAAATGCTGTTTTTCCCATTGCAGGACGTGCTCCTATAGTAATCAAATCACCATTCTGCCAGCCAGATGTCATTTTATCCAATCTAGTGAATCCACTTTCCAAACCGCTCAAACCATCAGTTCGTGTAGCTGCCTTCTGAATTAGTTTATAGGCTTCATCAATCACGGGGTTAATCTGAATACAATCATGTTCCGTATTTAATGAGGATATATCAGTTAGCTTTCCTCTGATTTCCGAGATTAAATCTTCTACATCTTGGGTTTCATCGAATACTTTTAAGCGAATATCTGTTGCAAGTGCAAGTAATTGGCGGGATATATACTTTTGTGCAATGATTCGGGCATGATACTGCGTTTGAGACGATGATGCTACTTTGCTGCTCAAGTGAATTATATAAGATGTTCCTCCAATTTTATCTAATTCACCTTGTTTGCTAAGTTGCTCCTTTACAGTTAGAATATCTATCGGCATTTGATTAACCGCAAGGACAATAATTGCAGCATATATCAGTTGATGTCGATGTTCATAAAAAGATTCTGGACAAAGAATATCACTTATTAACGCATAAGCCTTTTTGTCAGTCATTAATGTACCCAATACTGCTTTTTCTAATTCAGATGCGTAAAGAAGGTTCATATTAAATTGATTATCATCTTCTTGTTGCTGTTTTTTTTCTTTCATGTTTTTTGTTTTTTTATAATAATTCTCAAAGATACAATTATCTCCGACTTTTACCTCCGATTTCCACAACATTAAACATTTCGTTAACTCGATCGGCAATATATTCTCCATATTTTAAATGGATCTCTTCCGGGAGTAAATTGGTCGTTACGAATGTTATACAACCTCTTCTGTTGTCGTATCTCATTTGAAGTATGTACTGTATCACATCCATTTCTGTCCCATAGTACTTAACTTTTGGTTCTCTACCAACTTCATCAAGGCCGATAGCCATGCCATTGGAACCATCATATTTCAAAATTCCATCAATTCCTTTTTGACAATATTGGTTTGTCACAAATGATGCCGATTCTATAGGAAAGCCTCCTGATGGATAATATCCATTTGGGGCTAGCCCATTACTGCGTCTATCATACGTTTGTATAATTTTTAATATTGTAGATTTGCCAGTACCTACCGGACCATATAGCCATAATCCCTTATCGCGATCTAATTTTTTAGACCCTCTGATAAGATACAAAAACAACTCGTTCATCAGTTCACGATTGCTTTCGTTAACACTGAATTTTGAACATGCTGATAGACAACACTCACGGAATAAGGCTGCGGAATTCTTCAATGTAATGGGGTCATAGCTTGATTGTCCGCACTTCAACATCTGTTTCTGGATTTGTATTTGTTCTCTTACTTTTTCCATCTTTTTTGTTGTTAAGTTCAAATTTCAACCATCGGGCAAAGTGCGACATCGCATCTTTTGGCGATTTTGTCGTTTCACCCTCATTTTGCAGTTTCATAAAGAACAGCTTCAAACACTCGTAAAAGGCTTCTAGCGTGAAATCAGGATTTCCAGAAGAACGAGTGTTCATTGTTACTGTTTCCGCCCATGATCGGTTCGATTTAAGTTCGGTATAACAATCGTCCAAAGACTTGTCGAAAAAACTATCAGCCGGAAACAGTTCTCCCACGCGTAAGGGAGATATTGTCTTATTGTCTTTAGTCTTATCTTTAATGTTAACCGTTTTACTTACCCTTTTGCTTACCTCTTTACTTACCTTTTTACTTACCGTTTTACTTACGTCAAGTAAGTAATAAACTGGCGATTTTGCATTCTTTTTACCCGATTCGAAAGTTATTAAACCTTTTTGCTGCAATCTGTTCCTAACTTCAATGACGGTCTTTTCTGATATACCGGTTGCGAGGACGATAGTCTTGTTGGGATGTTCAAACGGATTCTGCCAACCCCGAATATTGCACTCATTCAATAAGTAAAAGTACAAAAACACTTCGTTCGAGCTAAATTCTACACTTCGATTCATCTTCCAAAATTGGTTTATATATTCTATATAGGTCATTGTATGCTATGCCGTCAGTTTCTGACGTATTAAGTTCATATTCTTTTTCACGAGACCAATAATGCGTTCATGATACTCGGTATCTTGGTTGCAAGCTCCACGAGATTGGACAATACTGAATGTCTTCAAATTGACCTCTATAGTCTCAATATGCTTCTTTCCAATTCGAGCAGAAAGAATGAGTGAGTCTTTTTTCTTATAATATTCATTCGAAAAAACGCAATGGTGCATAATTTCACCCTCCTGTTGAAACTCTTCAAGGTTTTTTAGTGGTATCACAACTATTTTACCGTCCGATAGCTTCAAATCGAAGAATTTCGATTTTTCTTTTATATAGTTTTCAGCAGCCTTTTTAAGTTTAAGTAGGCGTTGCATATCCTTTGCCTTGCGTTCTTTTTCATCATCACGTTTCTTTCTCGCCACATACAAATCATGGGCTTTTTTTAGATTCTTAGGACAAACGTAATGAGCGTTATGCAGATCTTTATGATAATGATCTAGTAGTTCCAGATAATCAAACCACATCGAAACATCTTTTATCCGATATTTATTACGAAGACAAATTTTTATAGACGGCCAATACATATCGATCTTGTAACGGTGTCCCTCTAAATAATCTACTAATTCATAACGTCTTGCCTTTAGAAGTGTTTCAGCCTTGGGAGAATGGGGAATTGTATTGGCGGCAGTAAGAAATGACATACCGCGTAATTTACAATCTATACCCATTCGAATATACTTAGGTCTAAAGACGGAGGCCGGATGATAGCGTTCGCAGTAAATATCATTGTTATGATTGTAATAATACGATCCAACAACTTTATTCCGTATCTCCAGCTCTCCACACCAGCCACTGAATCCCGTATTATTGGCAAGAGCTACTACTTCCCGGTTACCATCGTCTTTTATCCAATGTTGCAGTATCTCCCGAATATAATAAAGAGGCTCTGTTTCTTCCCGGTAATAAGCAACCAATTCAAAACTACGGATGACTTGGAACTCTTCACAAATTTCTGCTTTGCCAATAAACATTGTCTGTTTATTGATACGCTTCCTCGACTGTTCTATCTTCAAGGATGTCCCACAATGAGGACAGATTGCCCGTTTACGCTTTACAATTTCCGGAGAGAAGCGCTGTCCGCACTCCATGCAGATAACACGTGATTTGGTTGCATATCCTCTATGTTCCAAACATTCGACCTTTGCCCAATCAATCATCAATCCCTCAATATTAGGCAGCTGGCTACTTAAATTAGCAACTTTAAGCTGTAATTTCGTTCTTGGTCTCATAAGTCTTCAAATAATAAAAATTGTCCGGAAGGTATTTCTGTTTTCTTCCCTTTACGCTTATTGGGGGAAGAAGCCGGCTTTTTAGTTTCCGGATGTTCTGTAGCTACTTCTTTTTTCACACTCACAGCTGATACCTTATAATTGGTTTGCTTATTAACTTTGATATCATCTTCATCGTAGTAATGGACCGCCATTCCGAATACTATGTCATTATCCATCCCGCATCCTTTTACTCCAGAACTTATCGTGCTACTTTCTTTGAGAGCCTCGCCCATAATGTAGGCGAGACATTCATCAATATTCTTATTCTCTTTTCTATAGGCAATAGCAAACAGTTCATCAGACTTTGCCCGATTATCCAAGTAAGATTGAATGGTCTGTTTGAATGAATTTTGTTTTTCCATATTAATAATTAATTGATAAAGGCATTAATAGATAAGTAAGGCTACGAACTTCTTCATCGCAGCGGGTAAAGATTGAGGCTTTCGACGGATCGCTCATGGTGATAGCAATATCTTCCGAAGGAATGCTGTTTACCATCTCTATCAAAAAGCTGCTCTTGAAACCTATTTCAATATCACAGCCTGACTGCAGGCTGATCGTTTCTTCTGCAGACTTAGAAAAGTCTAAATCATGAGCTGCTATTTTAAGAGAACTGGAATCGAATTTGAGTACTACCAGAGATGAGTTGCTGTCACAGAAGACAGATACACGCTTTAGAGCTGAGACTATATCGGCTTTCTTTAATACTGCACGATTAGGCTGTTTTTGAGGGATAACGGCACGATAGTTAGGGTACCGGCCTTCAATCATACGGCAGACTAACCGGTATGAATCAAACTCAAATAAAATATTAGTCTGATTTACCGATATTTCTACTTCCATGCAATCTTCCGGAACAATATTAGAAAGGATTTTAGCAAACTTGCTTGGCAGGATAAAGGCCGCCCGTTCCTTGCGCGTATAAGCGGATGGATTTTCAATCATTGCTAGACGGGTACCATCTGTTGCGACAAATGACATTGAATCTAAACCAATATCAAAATAGACACCATTTAATACCGGACGGAGCTCATCATTGGCACTACAGATCAAGACTTGCCTTATTCCGTATAATAAGTCATTACCTGAAACAAGAAATGGGCTGGCAGTGTCATCCGTGTTCATGGATGGGTATTGATCACCTTTTTCAAGTGGTATTGAAAACCTGCCATTGGCATACTTGACAATCAATTCCTTTTCAAGGATGGATATAGTCAATGGCTGTTCGGGGATTTCTTTTAATCCGTCGAGTAATGTCTTGGCGTTAGCCATGAAAGAATAATTGATGAAGTCGGCAGCGCCATCTACATTTGTAGAGATGCGTCCACCTTCTTCCCCTGCTGTCACTAGAATAAGACCATATTCATCAACGACAAACAAAAAGTTGTCATAAGCTGGTAATGTGTTTTTAGGCTGTATGATTCGCCCGATTGATTTCAGCTTATCTAATAAAGCTGTTTTTGAAACTGTAATTTCCATGCGTCATTGTTTTGCGGTGCATAGCGTAAAGATGAGATGAGTTTCAGTAATAAGAGCTATTGAAGCATATATATGCAATAAAAGCCGGACAAAACTATTGTTTTATCCGGCTCAACACCATTTTGTTTGCAAATATAGAGAGAGTTTTTGTATTTGCAAACGTTTCAGTCTTTTTTTTCTTCTTTTTTCTGCAATAAATCCAATACAGCGCGATTTGCCTTATCACAAATACTATAATCTATATCAATGTAGATATCGGCCATCTTATAGTCGTTATTTACATGACCGAGGCAGAAGTCAATGTCTGCCTTCGGTACTCCGGCCTTGTTTCTTGCCAAGCTGGCCCAGCTGTGGCGGGCCCAGTTTGTGGTGACTTTGAAGTCTAGTTCTAAGTTCATGCAAATGTCTTTCAGTCCATTATTGATTGCTCGCATGAAATTATTCAAGCTACAGTAGTTGGTATGAAAGTAGGAGAGGAAATAACCCTCTGTGTATTTATCAAGTAGGATGCGAAGCTCCGGTTCGATCTTGACGGAAAGCGGTATCTGTTCGTGATTCTTCTCCGTATTCGTTTTAGATCGCGTGTACTCCAGTCTTCCGTGGCGTTCGCACGAAATACTATATAGGTCGTTAATATTGACTCCCATCATGTAGAACATCATCATAAAGACATCACGTGCCATATTGGTACGTTTCTTGTCAGATTGGAAATCCCTAATCTTCAATAGAGTGTTGATGTCTATATTCTTTCGTTTCCTCCGGTACTCCGGTATCTCAGCCTTTTTGAACGGATCGCCTGGGATCCTTATAATATCAAAGTCCTCATTGTTGTAATAGAGCTTGGCTTTGTTGTACAATGCTCTCAGTCCTCTAAGGTAATGGCTTATTGTGCCCGGTTCTAAAGGAATGCCGGCGGGCCCGGAGTGATATAAGTCTTTGATCATCTTATTTAGCAGAAATGAGGTGATTAGCTTAATATCTATCTTCTTTCTTTTTGTGTACCAACATAGTGTATCAATGGAAGAGCTATACCATTCGGCTGTCTTTTTCTTTTTCGTCTGAATTACTATGTTTTGGGCGAACTCTACGAAGTCTATAAACTCGGCGTCAGGAGCTAGGGATTTCTCTATTTCTTCTTTTAAATCCTTGCATGACATAAACTGAGTTCTTTCTTGTCCTAGCTTCAAATACTCTCTCCTGATCTTTTGGATATACGCATTTATTTCGTACTCTATCATTTCGCCGTTTGTAACGTTTGGCAGGATCCGTCCGGAGTCATCCATGTTTCCGGGTTGGATATAGTAGCTGGTGGCTATATACTGAGATTCTCTATTATGATAGATTCTAATTTTTATATTGGATGTTCCATCCTGTTTTATATGTCTTCCAGTTTGGAAAACGATCGCTTTAAATGTTGCCATACTGTTTTAATGTTTTTTAAAGGTTTAAAATCGCATTAAACAGCTTGAATCGGGGTAAATTGATGGGAAACCGCTTTAATTTCCACTAAATAGGTGCAAATAGAGAAACCTGTTCAAAGATAGTTCAAAGATTTATCCCCTTTATTTGCCCCTAAATGGGGTATAATTAAGTCTATTTTGCACCAATGAAAAAAGCCGATACAAACTGTATCAGCTCAACACCATTCAATTTTTCTTAACTTAAAATTTTCGTCGGGGTAGCGGGATTCGAACCCACGACCCCCTGCTCCCAAAGCAGGTGCGCTAACCGGACTGCGCTACACCCCGCTACTTTTAAAGGGTTGTTCTTTTCAAAAGCGGTGCAAAGATAGGGAGTATTTTTTAATTATCAATAACTAAATGAATGTTTTTTATTGATTAAATTACAATCGACTGAAATTCATCTGTTTGCAAGTCAACTTTTTTTCTTGGCAGAAATAAGAAGCATCATTGGACGCCGAAGTTCGTCTTGCATTTCCGGAATAGTATCCAGCATCATTTCACTCGGTTGGGGCTCTATCAATTCACAAATTTCAAATCCGGTCTGAAGAAGACTATTAATATATGTAGTTAAAGTCTTATGATACTTCACGACTTCTTCTCCTAAAAAAATAGCAGTACGTTTGCCTTCACTGAAGTAGCGGTCTACAGGCCAGTGAGCACGTTTTCCATCTTGGTCGTAATACCAATCCTGATTACCATAGGCTGTGAATATCGGATGCTCTACTGAAAAAACAAAAGAACCTCCTGCTGTGAGGCAGCTGTTGACTTTACGGCATATATTAATAAAAGATTCCAGATAATGAAAGGTCAAGGAACTGATTACGATATCATAAGTATCCGGTTGAAAGTCGAAATCCTCGATTGCCATACATTTATATTCGATGAGTGGTGAAGAATTTCTTTTTTGAGCTTCTTCCAGCATCTTCCCGGAAATATCAATTCCTGTAACACACTTTGCTCCATGTTCGATGGCATAGATACAGTGCCAGCCAAATCCGCAGCCTAAGTCCAGTACTCTCTTGTCTGTAAAGTCCGGTAGCATTTTCTGTAATATATGCCATTCTCCGGCACCTTGTAATCCCTCTACAGAGCGTGACATTTGAGCATATTGGCTGAAGAAGCGGTCGTCGTCATATTTATTTTCTTTCATAACTTCAATGAGGTTCATATTAGATGGGCAAATATATGCATTTATGCGATTATTGGGACGAATTAACTGAAAATAAAATCAGATAGGATGAACCATCTTTTGCTGTTTTCTGTTTTCAAAGTAGAAAACTAAAAATAAAAAAGCCATATGAAAACGGAAAAACAAAAAGAAACGAATGAAAAGGAAGTTCATTTGTTAGAACAAAAAGGATATGAAAGAATGGTCAATGAGATTGTTCCGGTACAACAAGCGGAAACTTACCGTAAACCGACCCAGAAAGCGGTAAAAGATGCTGTAAAGGAGTTGAATCCTGATACAAATAGTTTGGGTAGCAGAGGATGA